CAAATTTTCATTCACAACTTTTGCATTCACCGGACCTATTCCTCCCCTTTGTTTTCTTGGGTCATTTTCAAATTTTTTTATTAAATGGTCGCAAAATACTTTTGGTACAAGATTTGGTATTTCTAGAATATACCTTTCCATTGTTTGAATATTACACACAGTCTTTAAACACTTTCCATTCTCGCTAAGTCATCTATATCATGACTTGAACGTCTATTACTAGTAAATTCTTTACTCTTTCGTCTCACACCAGCTAAAGCACTAAGCCATCTCGACACAGCTCTACTTTTCGCGAGTTCTGACGCGGTATCATCACTCACAATTATACTCAAACCATTACATACATCAGGTTTATTTTGTCTATCTGGGAATTCTAAATTGAAAGCTTGTATAGATATCGCGGGAATATCCGGTGCTTCATCTAAAAGTCTATCATACTCTTCGCGGCACTTCTTAACAAAATCCAACACACATGTGCGATCCCCTTCATCAAGGGAAAGTTCCATATCAATATTTCTGTAGAACTTTGAATATTGGACACACATGGCTGAATGCGTTTCAGCTAATCTACCACTATCACTAAACTTACCTATTGATGTGAGAATACCAGCAAGAACATTGAGAAACGCAAAAAAGTATTGAACAATCATAATTTTGTTTCTTGTTGCTGGATCCAAATCCTCATTTCCACTTGGATTGAGTACTGCGAAACCTCCAACCCCTGTTATACTAGCAATCACAATACTAGGATAAGAGAGGTAGTCATTTTGTCTCTTGTAGTGAAGGCGGGCGTGGTTGTGAAGCCAACGGTAACCCGCAGCCCTCTCCGCCCACGATTTTAAAAGCTTCTCTTGCTTATCACACCAGTGATGTGTTTCATCATGAGCTTCCATTATTTTACGCGGGGATTTTAATTGTCATCTTCGTAGGAATAGAGAGTTTTTTTAAGTTGGTTGTAAATGAGTTCGCTTGGCGATCCTGGGTAAACATTTGAATCGGCACTGACCTCCATGGTTGTAAGCACACAATTTGGATGTTCAAATACTTCATCTTTGGTCGCACAACTCCATATAGATACTGTAGAAGTTACAGTCCAATTTTGTGTATAATTATTTGCAGTACTTGGACCATCTTCAATTTTTGAGATATTGATAGGCGAGAATCCAATTGATGCATATCGCCTTGTCCCATCTGGATAATTAATTATAACACCCATTTTACTAATAATTAAGATTTTTTTTATATTTTTATTCGCACACCTTAATTTCTCTTAAGATTGGTGTTTCTGGTCATTACGAAAAATCCAATAAGACCGAGAATAAGGGCAGCACCCACGATACCAGCGCCTGTCATTTGGATTTGTCTAGCCTTTTTCTTCTGTTGTTCGCGAATGGTGTTCATTTTATATAATATACGAAACATTAAAATTATTTGAGTAAAATCATTAACATACATACACAACAAATGCAAGACATCATACTTCCATGAACATTAGTACAAGTTTTTCCCGGTATCGCTTTACAAAGAGTTGCCTGAGAACTTGAAACACAACAGCAACATATATATGCGAGAAGCGCTATCTTAGCACCGTCCATTTAAATATTAGGATATTTTTTAACATCTTAATATTTAAGTTTTTTAATACGCGAATCGAATTTTTATATATTTAAGCCATAATTAACTTAGTTGGAGAACGCGAGACCACCCATACCGGATTGGATGCGGAGGACGTTGTAGTTAACCGCGAACATGTGCATGTTGGTAACACCGTGTCCAGCTGGAGAGGTGACCGCGACTTGGGCGTTGTCGATGCGGGAGAAGTTGCAAGTACCAGTTGGTTGGTGTTCTTCTGGCTTGAGCGCAAAGGAGTAGCTGTACACACCTGGGTATGGGTTACCAGAGTGGTGGTTGTACGCTTGGACTTGGTTGAAGTACTTACCCTTTTGAGCCTTGAAGCGATCTTGACCGTTGAGGATGAGCTTGAATTCGGACATTGGACCAGCTTCATCTTCGGTGAAGATACCGGTGGAACCATCTTCACCACACTTGACAAGTGGAACACCAGTCGCGAAGGAAGTTGGGACATAGCAGTTACCAGAAAGCTCGTAGAAAGCGTTGGATTCGAGCTTGATGGCATCACCCGCTGGGTGGAGGGTGAAGTTCCACAATTGCGCCGCAACGTTGGACGCGGTGGTGGAGGAGTCGTTGAAGCACCAGACAAGTTCCTTAACTGGGTGGTTGAAGGAGAGGCGCTTGTTGGTGGTTTGACCCGCGGTGACGGTGTCAACACCGGTGTGTTGGACTTGCTCGATGAGGTATTCGTGACCCTTTTGCGCAAATCGGCGGCGTTCTTCGACGTCAAGGTAGATGTAGTTGGCCCACACCTTGAACTTGTTGGTGTTACAGTACTTGTCGAACTTGTCGGACAAATCGAAGTCGATGCGGACTTCGTGGTATTGGAGCGCAATCAATGGCAAATACAAACCTGGGTTGCGGTTGAAGAAGAAGATGAGTGGCAAGTAAACAGTGTCACCATCAATAGCAGTGGTCATCTTACCCCAAGAAGCCTTCTTGGATTCATCCAAGTAAAGCTCGGAGTACAAACGCCACCAGCGTTGGTAGTGCTTGTCGATGCGCTGACCACCAATGGAGAGTTCGGCGGAAGAGATCGCACGTTCGGCAACCCAGTTGCAATCGAAGTTGGAAGAGTTGTCGTTGTCCGCGGTCGCAGACTTAGCCGCGTTAGATTCGAGTTCGACGTACATGTCGCCGACCAAATCACCGTTGCGGGCAATGGTAACGGAAACACGACCAGATGCGGCTGGGGAACCGTTGACAGTTTGTTCGATGTTTTCCATCGCGAAGTTAGTGTGACGCTTGTAGACCGCCTGGAAGAAGGTCACCTTAGGGTTTCCAGTCAAGTAGACGTCTTGGGCGCCGTAAGCTACGAGTTGCATGAGACCACCGGCCATTGTGAGAGTTTTTGTACTATAGACCAACATTTTTTTTCTGGCTGAAATCGCACCTGGTGCGAAAATTTGGTCACCAACTTTTCTCAGTCTAGGTTAAATGTCATCACGCCCTGAGGAAGACCCAGTTGATGAGATCGAAGAAGGTGAAATTGTATCCGACGAAGAAGAGGAAGTGATTTACACAAGCGACATTGAAGAAGATGAGGGAGATTTTTTCGAAGAAGATGAAGACGAAGGTATGGATCTCGCGGGTCTTATGTCGTCTCTTCTCGCAACTCCAGACGGTGATACCGTATGCTCCGCCCTGGTAAATCTTTGTTATCAATTAGAAACTCAAAATAAGATCCTAATTAAAATGCTTGCCAAGATGCAACCCCCAAAATCGGCTTAGAAACAAAAATCGTATATCAATAAATCATAGAAATGGACCAGACCCATTTCATCGATAGGGAACCCAACAAGTATGAAGCACTCGCGGAACTTCATAAACAAGATATCCTTTCGATGAAAGAAGATGGCATTCAAAATACAGTTGATAAGTGGGAAAATGTGTGGAACTTGAAGTCAAATGATTTTACAGATTCTCGAAATTTAGGTTACAGACAGTACATTCATCATAGCAGTTTTGACGAAAATGGAAATCTGGATCCTTCAAAAGTCGAGTTGCATGCGATCAAAAGTATGCGTGATAGATGCAGACAATATCTCACAAACTTGAAGAATCATGCGAGAGATTTGAAAATGCACAAAAAAGAACTAGATGAAAGTGGAGCTACAATTGTCACCAAAATTAACAACATTCTGAAACAAGTAACTGACGGTTACGACAATATTAGACGCCATTACATTTCTTTTGAAAGAGTCTATAATCCAACTGCACAACCACAATTTAAGGGACTGGGTGATCCATCAACGATGGATGATGAGGAAATCGAAAACTCAACACCATTCCAAAAATGTCTTCTGTATTCGCTTGATCAAACGTACAAGGCTGGTTATCGCAGATACAAGGGGCAGTGTTGCGAAGAGATCAAGACTATTGAAGGTCATAGAACCCGTGCATGGCAACCAAAATTCACAATTGAACAATTTGTGTATTCTTTGGCTCAAAAAGATGACGACTTTGCCACCTGGAAAAACTTTACGAGCCGTGGGACTGTATTCAGGGATGTGATTGATAATCTTTCAAAATGCATTGATGCTCAATTTCCAGAGATTACAAAGAGAAGACATGTTTGGTCTTTCAAAAATGGTGTGTTTGTTGGTAAAGAGTGGGTTCCGGATCAGGGTATTCACGTTTGTCGTTTCTATCCTTACGATAGTTCCGAGTTTAGGTGCTTAGATCCAACTATCATCTCTTGCAAATATTTTGATCAGCAATTTGATGACTTTTCACACCTGGAAAACTGGCAGGATATTCCAACGCCACATTTTGATTCTATTTTGCATTACCAAAACCTTGAACAAGAGGTGTGTAACTGGGCATATGTGATGGGTGGTCGTCTCTGCTTTGATGTTGGTGAAATGGATACCTGGCAGGTGATTCCATTTTTCAAGGGTATTGCAAGATCTGGTAAATCTACATTGATTACAAAAGTTTTCAAAAAGTTTTATGAACCAGAAGATGTTGGCACTTTGTCCAACAACATTGAAAAGAAGTTCGGTCTCTCGGCAATTAAGGATAATTTCATGTTTATTGCTCCAGAGGTAAAGGGTGATCTTGCTCTTGAACAAGCGGAGTTCCAGTCTATGGTTTCAGGTGAAGATGTGTCTGTCGCTGTCAA